CTCATGTAATGGTCGTAGTGCCCGCTGGGTCCAGTAGTCTAGTATTGCAAAGACTCTGACCTTCCCTGCTGGTTCCTCTTTAATAGAAAGTTTGCCTAAGTAGGCAAACCGGGCATCAAAGCCCGGAGGAAATCCAGCTTGAGTATAAAATTCAGGAAGGAACAGGAAATTTGCAGACTTGACTAACATACCCATCAATCGCCAATTCTTAGTTTTATATACATACTGACCAAGGGGTGAATCCCATTGATCAGTACTAAGATTGGTCGGCAAGGGATACTTCGTCGTCCAGACGAAAGCATCCAGAGCCGAGCCGAAAACCGAGATCCTATGGTTAGGACCTGCCTTGACCGATAGATAAGGTTTGTCGATCCCTATATAAGATCGAGACCATATTTTATCCGAGTATGATGACATCCACTTCCAGAAAGTTGGGACAAACTCTTTTATACTAGAGTAATCCCTACTTTCATCGAGAGGTGGGGCCATTATACTTTCTAAGTCAGGATCAGGATGAGGAGCAGAAAATGCTTTATAGGAATTACACAAACTAGCCATAACTCTGATGACCTTTAAATCTCCAGCTCGTATTAATACGCGAGTTGATTGAGGTAGAAAGGCTGGTAGTCCATTCTTTATACTAATGGCTACACCTAACGGTCAGGTGTCCTTCACAGGACGACCTGCAACAAAAGAGTTTATGACAAAGAGTGCAACCTTTAAGCGTTTCACAAGATTGAAGACGCCTTCTACTTTGTATATGTGTAGTAGGTAACGAGATATACTATATAAATCTCGCCGTAAACCACGTGCTGACAGACATCCACCACTCCATAAATGGACTTGGTACGTCCATTTATGAATGATTAAACGTAGATTTCTCTCGTTTAGTCGGAGCGATGCGTCCTTCCTCCTTCCTCTCGATAACAGACTTCGAAATCTTCGAAAGAACTTTTCAATGTCGGCTATCGAGCCCCCAAGTATATAATTTATGGGGGGAGTTTGTTTATCGTCGCGTACTCCCGTACGACCACCCTTTTCTGAGGCGGCTGGTTTATCACCAGCCTTGGCTAACACTTTCAGTGTTAAATCATTTGATGCAGCAGTCCGCCACGTCCTATTATATTCTCTTTCCGATAAGTATAATATTGTCGAAGGGTCTAGAGGATCAACGATTGCAACATAAGAAGCATTAAGCCTTTCCCAGTCTATATCTTTATATAAGCGATGTAGAGGGTCTTGATATAATACCATTGACTTGTTCATATGTGTTATATTAAGAGCAATTTGAAAGGACCGAGGTATTTTGTACCGACACTTCTCTAATGAAAGATTTTACTCTTTCAGGAGCAGCTCGGGCGGAATCCCTCAGTCTGATGGTTCCTACTCTATAAATAGGCAGGTAGCATCTATACATATCTATGTATATTCCGCTCCCTCTATTTCTACCCTAATTACTTAGGAATAGTGGCTGATTGAAAGTAAGAGAACAATGAGAGCAACAGTAATGAGATATATACCATCATTACTGTAGGCATTCTGAATTCGGGGAAGAGGGCTAACCCAGAAGTCATGGTAGGCCATTAGGATGGCTTAGGTATCTAAACCTAAGGAGGGGGTGCAATTCCCCCC